GTTTGGCATCGGGATAATGTGCTCGCACTTGTTGAATAAAATGTTTTGCTGATCCGTCATCGTCATTAAAGGTATAAACTTCGTCAACCATCGATAGATTATTGATGATGCACAGTCGTTCGTTCCACGGCATAAAGGCCGCGCCTTTTTTACGGACAAGCCAATCGTCAGAATTTAATCCAACAATTAACATGTCTCCTAGAGTTTTTGCAGCTTTGAAGTAGGCAATGTGCCCGGAATGTAGGGGATCAAATCCACCAGTAATTAAAACGATTTTCATGCAGATATTTATCTGCGTATATTATCTAGTATTTAAAGACTGGCGTCTTCTAGTCCAGATACTCGTAGTTTAACAATGTTGCTGAGATGCCATTGTTTTTGGTCAAGTGCTTTGATAATGCCCAGCCATTTGTTGCGTAGAAGAGCGAAATCGTTGATAATTTTTTCAAAGTCTACAACGTCAGCTTCACCTTCAACAAACTTTTCACAGTCCCTTGAAGATAAAGCTCGTTGATAATTTTCGAGATACTTGCGAAAATGTTGACTGCGAAGTCTACGAAGTTCAATATTTAAGTATTCAAGGATACCTTCAATTTCTTGAAGTTGATTAAAGCGTTCTTCCACAATGCCGGGCATCTGCGAACTTGCCTTCTCGATGTTACCCGCTATGCGGACATCTTGTTTTGCTTCGATTAACTCAGCTTCATAATAGGCCGCAGCATCTGGAATGTTGCTTATATCTTTACTAACCTTGTCGTACCAATTCATTTATTCCTCTTCGTCGTAGCTGTCTACATCTTCTTCGATCTCTTCACCGTCGATGGCGTATGTGATAGCTTCGTCAAGAAAAGGATCTACTCCTTGCAAACTGTCTAACACACTTTCTTTGATACCGTAGTCAAGCAATGTGTTTACAAAATCAGTGGCCACATCCGGTCTTTGTTTTTCAGGAATATGTCCAATTACCACGTGCCACAGGTCAGCGATTAAATCTTCTTTCATTGTGCTTCCTCCAAGTCTGGTTCAACTGTAGTAGTTATCTCAGATGTGGAAATTTCACCATGTTTGGAAATATCTTCCATGGCAATGTCTAGGCCGTCTTTCTCATTACGTTCCCAAGCCTTGCGGAACTGCTTGATGATCTCGCCGTCTTTGGTAGTGTAGACAAGGCTGTTACCTTCTTTCTTGAGCATGCCTTTGGCTTCGAACAGGTCGACTAATCCACTATATGGACTCATACCTGTTTCATAAGGAATCTCAACCTGTACACTTTCAAACGGCTTTGCATAACGAGTTTTCATGATCTTACAAGCAGCACGAATACCTTGCACAGTTGTGGTCTTGTTGCCATCAGCATCGAGTTTCAGTTTCAATTTACGCATGGCAACCACGATTGAACTGGCGTAGATAAAGCCTTGACCGCCACTGATCTTGTCGTCTGGATCAAACATGTCTTGGCTTGCGTATGTGTGATTGGTTGCGACTAGACCAATACCTAGACTACCAAACATGTTTACACAATTACGAACCAGTGCTGTGAGTGCTTTAGGTTTACGGCCCATGTCACCTTTGAGATCCCCGGCTTGAAACTGGTTAACATCAGTGGGAGTCAGTAACATTCCAAGACTGTCAATGATGAACAATACTTTAGGACGCTCGTCTTCTGGCATTGTCTTGTATTCTGCAACAAATTCTGTAATAGTTTTTGCCACATCGTCAATCATGGCCATGTTAAGTTTCAACAACTTATCTGGACTTGTATCAACTTCAAGTGCGTGTAACCATTTCTCGTCAAGCGCATTTTCTGTATCAATCAAGATCGGAAAGATACCTTGTGCTTGTGCATTCTTAACTAGATTGCCTGAACAGATAAAACTCTTACCTGCGCCACTTTCGCCTGCAAATACTGTAACTTTACCTAGCGGAATACCACGTTTAAAGTCTCCGCTAATAAGATAATTTAATGCATAGTTGTTTGTACTGACCCAATCAGTTGGGTCGTTAAAGCCAATACTTAAACCGTCAATAGATTTAGTAATTGACTTTCTAAATTTAGAAATATCAAATGCTTTTGCCATATTAATTGTCCAGGTCCATTGCGTTGTATTCTTTGATTAACGCAATTAATTCTTCTTCTGTGTTGCAGACTGTTTTAGAATTCTTCCATTCTTCTTTTTTATCACGCCCGCTAATTTCAACCATCCAAGCATTATCATAACGATTGATCGTGATTGATTCGCTCACTTTTGTTAATTTAGTTAGTTTTGCCATTATTATTTTCCTAGAAATGAAAGAGAGTGCGAGATTGCCTCGCACTCTATGTTTAGTCTAATTACTTCTGACGATTGCGAATCATGGCAAGAATGTCTTGCGCACGACTAGCAGATTCTGTTGAAGCTGCCGGAGCGGCTGCTGGAGCGGCCTTAACTACAGGAGCTGGTTCGTCATCTGCATCTGCAATAGGAGCAGCAACAGCCGTTGGTCTATTAGGATCACCAGTGGCTTGGCTCATGCCTGCTGGTTTAAAATATTGTCCCCAACGTTCCATGTCATAGGCTTCACCATCTACAGAAGCTTCAAACATTTCTTTCATGACTTTAAGTTCAACATCAGTGGGTTTCTTTGGCAAGAAGCCGCTGAGATCAAAAAGACCATGTGACTCTACTGCCGCTGATTCAACATCTGTCAGTGAACGCTCACGTCGGCTCCACTTTGATGTAGAGTAGTCAGCAAAGCCACCTTTTGATGTCTTGGCAATACGGAAGTCGAGACCTTTCAGATAGTCTGTTGGCAACTCATCCAATTCCGGATCCATCAACGCTGAACGGATGATAGCATAGATCTGAGGTCCGATAATAAATCTACGGATAGGGTTGTCTGGAAGTTTATCTTCCTTGAGTGGATCTTCAACCACAAAGCCTTGGAAAATGTATGAACGCTTTTTCCAATATTTACGACCCATTTCTTCCAATGATTTATCTTTAAACCAACCACGCACTTCTGATAGGATTGGACATGCTGTGCCGTCGTTATACATTTCCACACAGGGAACTTGTACCTGCACTGCTCTGCTGTCTGTTTCACCTTTGATGCCAGCGAATGGCAATTTGATCATCGCACGTTCTACCCAGAAGAATGTGTTGTTAGGATTGCCATCAGGTAAGAAACGTACAACGGCTTCTTTGCCTTCTTGCATATTCCAGTGTGGGTAAATTGCGTTGTCTCCACCGCCAGTGGATTGTCCTGTGGACTTTGATTGTGCTTCTTGAAGTTTAGCACGGATTTCTGATAATGTTGCCATTTTAAATGCCTCCTTGTGTTATGCCTAAAATGTTTATATGCCTTATGCACATGTTTTATTATGCGCTTTTTATTTATCAAGGTCAACGATTATCTACGTATTTTTTGATTTATCTTACCAAAAGAAAAAGCGGGTCAGGCCCACTTTTTCTTATATGCTGCCATGGCTCGTTGCCTAGCTAGCCATAATCTAAATTTTACATACTCTGATAAGTCATCATCAACTACCTTACCAAAGTCTCGAGCCTTTAGATTACGACCAAATGTGACTTCATCATCAACAACGAAGTCACTATCGTCTAACCCGAAATTACTTCGCTGGAGTAGCGGCTTTTGCGTCTGCTTTAGCTGGCTCTTTCTTAGCAGGTTCACTTTTTGCAGGCGTTGCTGCCTTTGCAGGAGCAGATGCAGCTGGTTTAGCTTCTTCTTTCTTAGCAGGTGCAGCAGGTGCTTGTGCAAATGCTGATACTGCAAATGCTGATACAATGATTGCGATTACTGATTTCATTTTAAAGTTTCCTTTAGGTTGTTTTACGCAAAGAATATTCCCTACGTATATATATAACGCTTTAATAAGACTAAACGTTTACATAAAAGTTTGATTTCATTTCGCCAAAAAGAAAGGGCACCTAAGTGCCCAATCTAACTGCGACGAAACTTTTAATAGCCTGCTAATTCTCTAATGCGTGATAGTTCTTGAAGTTCTGGATTTTGATCGGTACTCTGCTGTGGTGCCATACGTTCTACAAATTTACGAGCAACTTGTTCTGCCTGTTCGCCAAACTTCTTGCCTACCATAATAGCAACACCTTCTGGGCCTTTGGGAAATGTGCCTGTGTCACGATCATAAAATGATGTGATAAACTCTGCTAACTCTTCGGTGTTTAATCTTTCTTTTCTCTTTTCAAAATCACGTTTGGGTTTGTCGTCTTTGTATTCTACATCTTTCATAGTTAACGGTGACTGGCCTGCTTTTTTTCTATCTACTGCTGGTCTTTCGTAGTCTCTTGGATTGTCGGGATCCACAGCTTCTCGCGGCAATGGCTCTTGTGCAGGCGCAACCGCTGCCGCTGGATCAACTGGTGCTGGTTCCGCTTCCGGAGCAGTTTGATCAACTCCCTGGGTCGCTTCCGGGTCATCTACCATATCGCCAAAATCCAACTGTTCTAGTGTTTCAGGTGCATTGAATTCCAACCAATCTTTGACCAATGGTCTTACACATGCATCTGGATCTTGTGCTGCCTGTTCTTTGATTCTTTTATACAATTCTGGATCTTCGATTAATCCTTTAAGACTTTCAATGGCGTTGGTTCCATCGACACCTGCTGGGAAGTGTTGTCCTACAAGTTCTTGTAGTCCCTGTAATGCTGCTGCCTGCTCTTCAGGATCTTCACTGGTTACCGCACTTTCTTCGCCTAGTGCCATTACCCAATTTTCAAATTGAGCAAATGGGTCATTGTCTTCTGTTTCAACTGTAAGGTCTTCGTTGTTGATTTCTTCTTGTGTCATAGCGACTATGTCGTCATAGCCTATAGTGCTTCCTTCTTTCATTAGTCTGTATAAGACCGGAAACACAGTTGCAATATCTTCTTTAAACGATCTGACTGTGAATTTTTGTTTAAAATCTTCTACCACGTCTTGAGGTATTTCCTCGTTGGGGTTTGCCTGGAATGATTCTCTGTAAGCCTCGTAGTGACTTTGTTTGCTCAATGCCTTGATCTGTTCTCTAAGATGATTTAGATATTCTGTGCTTCTTTCGACCACTGAGTTGGTTTCGGAATTCATTAGATCGTTACGGACCACATAGTTACCAAAACTTTTCAACTGTGCAATTTCTTCGCTCATTTGCGTAATACTTTTGCCTAGATCATCGTAAGGCAGGCCGCCATTGGCCACATGGCGCTGCATGGCTCTAGCACCAGCTAGATGAATAAATGGATATTTGAATCTTTCACCGTCTTGATTTTCTACAAACAAGGCACCGATATTTCTGGTTCTAGAACCTGGTTGTGTGTCATCCATCACTGCTTGATTATGTTTAATGATCAAACGTGTGTCCATTAATTTTTGATAGCTCATTGTTTTGCTACCATACATTGAGCTTTCGCTCATTATGTTTTCACTCATTGTGCTTTCTCCAACTGGTTTTTGTATCGTATTTGTCTGTGGTTTAGGTTGTGCGTTCTGACTAAGGAATTGATAATCTCGTTTGTCAAGATTGTCTTTGGCAATGTCTCTGGTGTCAAAACTCAATAATCTGCGTTTGGCAAATTGACGCAGTTCTTTTAAGAATCCGTACCAATTTGTTTTTTGTCCATCATCCATGCCTTCGGTAATTCCATTGGAAAAATACACTTTCATGGAGTTGGGTTCAGCAAGACTGATGCTGACATGCCCTATGGGATTCTGGCCTTCTGTGTAGTCAAAATCAAAGAATCTTGCCTGTTCCGGATTGATGGTTATCTCACCGGTTTCGGCACCTAATTTCAGCCCAGAGAAGCGGCTGCGTACTTTGTAGAATAAATCGGTGGCTATGTTGTTTGTTGCGTCCATAAGTATATTTATCAAAGACCCATACTGACAAAGATCGGCATAGGCATGGATTCATCGGTGATTTTTTCTGTCATTTTATCGTAGATCTGCGGATCCCAGTCCGCTAACACATCTGCCATGCGCATGATTAACAGTGTTGAACTGACTAAATCGTCATGTTCTCCACTCTTGGCTTTAAAACCCAGCCCTGAAGCAATATATGTTTTTAGCTCAGATATCAACGGTTTGCTGTTGATAGTCATCTTGTGATTTTCGATCATGTTTTTTAGTTGACTGCAAGCAGATATTTTACTTCTGTGCGTGGTATTAAATCCTTTACGGAACTTGCGTATGTGTCCTTTGCGGATGGGCTCACTAAGAAACAGTCCATGAAAGTTTTCTTCGCCTATATCGTTGATAACTATCAGAGCAGATTCACCTATTGTATTATTTTCAACACTGTAATACATGATAGGTGCACCGCCTCGTTCTTCGCCTCTGTCATGTATGTATTTTAGTATTTCTCTCAAGACTCTGACCTGTTGCTGCACAGGCGTGGTATTGTGATGCCACTCTGCTACTTGTATCATTTCAGGCATTTCGTAGACTTGGATGGCTCCGTAGTCACCACCTGTGCCTAGGCTGGGATCTAAAGCTATTAGATATGTGGCTTTGGGATTTATATCTTTATACCAACGAGTCTGCCCCATGTTCATCATAGGGTCTGAACCTGCAAGTTCAACCAACTTCACAGAGTTGATTAAAGTTTCGTCATAGATCAAGAACTCGCATTCAAACTCTCTACGGAACCGTTCTTCGCCAATCTTGGCACGTTCTAATCTAGCCCACTCGTCATCCCTGTCTGGATGTTCCTTCCAGTGTGCGAAGAAGGGGAAGAAACCGTTGACTCCTAGTTTAGTTTCATTGCCGAAGTCGTCAAACCGTTTGTTGGCTTCTAACCAAATCATAGCAAATTGATCTTCGTCACTGTTAGGAGTTGATGTGATAATAGCTTTACCGCCTGTGGCCAGCGTAGGTGATAATGCTGTCCAGAATTCTTTGGCTTTTTCCGGCGGCTGCACGAATGCAAACTCATCGCAATAGATTAGAGAAAGAGATTTACCACGACCTGTGTTTTCTGTGGTAGTAGTTGCTTGTATACGTGATCCGTTGTCGTATTCAATGGTGTTTCTGTTGTATGAATACACTCCAGCTCGAATAAAGTCGGGTAAATTTTCATAGGCGTATCTATAACGATCCATGATGTCTCGAGCACCTTCATACTTGTGTGCCGCTATCAATACCTGCACATCTGGCATAAACTGTGTATACCACAACAGGTATGCCACTGCACATGTAGTCTTACCCATCTGGCGCGGCAACATGGCTATGCATTCTTTGTTTGTGTGATATGCGTCAATCAAC